AGAACGAATGATAAAGATTGGAAATAGATTTTTATTTTTTAAAATAGTAGATAACGAATGGAATTATTTTTGGCACAGTGCTAATGTACCAGCACCTTTAATTTGTGGGCAGTTTATAAAATATTTTGAGGAGCTACTTGGTGTTGATGTAAATGAATTAACTACCGAAGAACGCTTCTTAAAATTAATGGATAAAAAATATCCAATTACTAGAGATAAAAAAGAAACTTATTATGAGTTTGAGGAGTTTATTTCACACGCAATAATAATGTTTTTAGAAAATAAAATAGGAGGGCATCATTTAAATATAAAACACCTTCAATAGTAGTTGATTTAAAGTAGTAAATATGATATAATTATATGTAGTTTTTAATAACTTATTGTTTTAATTAGGAAAAAATATTATGAATAATACAATTGATTTGTTTGATACAACCCCTGCCGCTTTAACTTTAAGAGAAGCAAGCTATGGTGATGCTGACTTTAATGTTGGATACCATTCTCTTTACGCTATCCATAAAGTTTTAGATTTAAATGAATACCAATTAATACCTAACAGAGTTGTTAGTATTAGAGAAGATACTCAAGATGTTTTAGGTATCCACAGTTTAAAATATAAAGGAGTAAACTTTAGGGATGGAATAGATCGGTGTAGGGAAATAATAATTAAATCCGATTTAGCAGATGACTCTATTGTAGAAACTATAGCTGTAACTCCTAATAGTAAACAGTGTATAGTTACTTATGTTCTCCCTAATGTATTAATAGATATGCCCGATGGAGATCAGGCAGAGCTAATGATTGTTATGGCTAATAGTTTTAATGGAGTGTGGGCTTTTTCAATTAGGGTTGGGCTAAGATTAATGGCTTGCCTTAATGGTATGCTCAGTAACACTGATGGTTTAATTTATAAATCAAGACACAATCAGAAATTAAATTTAGATCATGCAGTCGGTGTCATTTCTAATTCTTTACCAATATTATATGAGCAGTCAGACCTTTGGAGGGAGTGGTTAAATACACCTTGTCATACCGCAGATGCTTTAAAAATTATTGGTACTGCTGTTGATAATAAATACTTAATAAGAAATCACCAAGATGTATTTATGAATGTTGCTACAGACGATGAGACTAAACGCTCTAAAAATATAGCTCATCTCTGGAACGCTTGGGAGAATTATAAAATTACTTTAGGCTCGAATATGTGGGCTATGTATAATTCATTAACAGATTGGGCAACCCATATTGATAAGCCCACTCAGCGTCAGCATAGTAATACTACATCTAAAACGGCTGGAAGCATTGCTAGTATTAGGACTAGAAGGGAAAGAATAATTGACAAAGTTATTTCTAATCCTGATTTATTCCAGCAGAAGGTAGCCTAGTTTAAACCTGGAAAATATTTATGTGGTCTTTAGGGGGTGTAAAAGCCCCCTCTTTTTAAGGAAAGAATTATGGAAAATATTATTATAGAAAAACCAAAGAAAGAAATTAAGATACTAGAAAAAGAATTAGAGAAACATAAGATAGCTTATATAAATTCAGGAGGTCAGATACAACGCTGTCCACCATGTACCTATGGTGATAGATTAGAATTAACTGCCAAGCAAAAGAAAAAAGCTAATAGTTTATTTGAAAAGAAATGGGATAGGAGTGGAGAAAACTAATGAGTAATAAACAAGAAATGATTGAGACTATAGAAACTCTAATCAAAGCCAATAAAGATAATGACTATGTAGGTTTTGATCAATTAGGAGCTATGATTAAAGAAGTTGTTACTGATATTTGTGATACTCCAGATCACGATGAAAGTATATG